AGCAGCAGGCCGCTCAGCAGCAACAAGATCCGATGTTCCAGCTCCAGCAGCAGGAGCTGCAGATTAAGGCGCAGGCTCAGCAGGCTAAGGCTCAGAAGGATCAAGCGGATATTCAGCTCAGGCAGCAGGAAGCCGCACGTAAAGCGCAGGCTGAACAGGCGAACTTGCAATTGAAGGCCGGTGATCTGGTGTTGAAAGGTAAGCAGCTTGAACTGGAAGCAGTGAAGGATGCAGCGGATCGTAAGCAGAAGCTTAAAGAAAAGAAAGCCGACATTACGATCGATGCGTTCAAACACATGACCAGCATTCACAACGAGCACCTCCAGCAGAACAAGGACAACGCGCTGGAGGTCCTCAAACACGAGGATGGACTGCGTCGAGATACGACGCACAAGGCGATGGACCACACGCATCAGAAGGACATGGCGGAGATGGCGGCTGAACAGGCTATGCAGCAGGCGAAGCTGCAGGCTAAGAAACAAGCGAAGAAACCTAGGAGTGAGGGGTAAGGTATGGACCTTAGTGAGTATCTTCTTAAGGAATACAGGGAAAGAATGGAGATTCTGTCGGAGGCTCTGTCCTCCGGCGGGGTGACTTCTTACGACGAGTATCGGTATACATGCGGGCAGATTCGGGGTCTCCAAGCCGCGTGTTTTGTAATTGAAGACCTCAAACGACAACTGGAGCAGTCGGACAATGACTAAGCTTGATTTAAGTAAGGCGGTGGACTTGGGGGCGGTACTTAATAACTCTGCAGAGGAGAAGGCGCGACAGCTGCCGGAACCCAAGGGTTATCGCATCTTGTGCGCGATCCCGGAAGCGGAAAAGGAGTTCGACAGTGGACTCTTGAAAGCGGACGAAACGATGCGTACGGATGAGTTGTTGACGACAGTATTGTTTGTCGTCGCTATGGGGCCGGATTGCTATAAAGACGAGTCACGGTTCCCTACGGGGCCTTGGTGTAATGTCGGTGATTTCATTCTGGTGCGTCCGAATGCAGGGACTCGGCTGGTTATCCACGACCGGGAATTTAGGATTATCAACGACGATAGCGTCGAGGCAGTTGTACAAGATCCTCGCGGTATTAAGCGTAAGTTTTAACGGAGGCGGACATGGCTAACGCTGAATTTAAGTTCCCCGACGAGCAGGATGAGAAGCTCGAAGGTAATGATTTTGAAATCGAGATTGAGGACGATACCCCGGAGGAAGACCGAGGTCGAACTCCGCCTGATCCCGATAAGGTAAAGAAGCTGGAAGTTGAGGTCGATGACCTCGACAAGTACAGCAAGGACGCCAAGGACAAGCTCATCCGTATGAAGCGGGTGTGGAATGACGAGCGTCGAGCTCGTGAAGCAGCTGAGCGCGAACAGCAGGCTGCACTTGAAGCCGCGCAACGTCTATACGCCGAGAACCAGCGCATTAAAGAGCTGGTTAATAGTAAGGCTGATGAGTATCAGGAAGGTTTAAAAGAAACCGCCAAGATTAAACTCAAGGCGGCTAAGAAGGCTTTCAAGGATGCTTATGAAGCCGGCGATTCCGAAGCAATGGCAGAAGCTCAGGAAGAAATGACTCGGTTCCAACTGGAGTTGGAAGGGGTTAAGAAAGGTAAAGTAAAAAAGGCTTTACAGGACGATTTTGGTGGTGTACAACCGCCACAACAGACTCAGTATGTACCACAGGCTCAGCCGCAGGTACCTCGCCCTGACGATAGGGTAATGGAGTGGCAGGACAAAAACCCTTGGTTTGGACAAAACCGGGTAATGACCGCAACCGCTCTCGGGGTGCATGAAGAGCTCAGAGACGAACATGGTGAGAGATACATTGGGTCTGAAGAGTATTACGCAGAGTTGGACAAGACTATGCGGAAACACTTCCCCGATCAGTTTAATGATGGGGATGAGAAGGCAGAGCCTAAAGCAGACAAGCCAAAAGCAAAGCCCGCCACGGTCGTAGCTTCAGCAGCTCGGTCGACAGCGCCGAAAAGAGTGAGGCTCACGCAGTCGCAAGTTTCGATTGCTAAGAAATTGGGTCTTACCCCTGAACAATACGTCCGTGAACTTTTGAAATTGGAGGCCTGACATGGCTGTAAATAGAATTGACCGCGAAGCAGATAATAGAGTAGTAGCTGAACGCCCGAAGCAGTGGGCACCTGCTGAACTTCTCCCCGAGCCGATTAAACAGCCGGGTTATGCCTATCGGTGGGTTGCTACCTCAATCCTCAACGTCCCGAATCCCCGTAACTTGTCAGGCAAGCTGCGTGAAGGATGGGAGCCAGTACGGATTGAAGAGCAGCCGCAATTCACACTGCTACTCGATCCTGATAGTCGTTTTAAAGACAATATCGAGATCGGCGGGTTGTTGCTCTGCAAATGCCCTCTGGAACTTGTTGGCCAGCGTAACGATTACGTTAAGCAGCAGACCGAGAACCAGATTAAGGCGGTGGATAACAACTTAATGCGCCAGAGTGATTCTCGTATGCCTATCTTCAAAGAAGGTCGGTCCGATGTTTCCTTTGGCAAAGGTAACTAATCTTCTCTTAGGAGTTTTCCATGGCTTATCCTATCGTTTCAGCCCCCTACGGGCTCAAACCGGTTAATGAGGTCGGTGGTCTTCCGTATGCGGGTTCTACCCGTATGATCCCGATCGCTTCTGGATATAACACCAATCTGTTCTACGGTGATACCGTGCAGCTGTCTGGTGGTACTCTGGTAGCCGGTGCGTACAACTGTACTTCTAGCCCCACTAGCCCGATCGCAGGTACCATCGGTATCTTTCAGGGTGTGGAATACACCAATCCGGGTACCAACCAGCGCATCCGCGCACAGTACTGGCCTGCCGGTACCGTAGCTCAGGACGCAGTTGCGTACGTTATTGACGATCCGCGTACCGTATTCAAGGTCGCCGTAGGCGTTCAGGGCACCTCTTTGGCTAACTCTGGCACCACCATCGGCTACCTGAACGAAACCTTCGTCGGTACCAACGTATACCCGCTTACGGGTAACACGGGTTCTACCACTACTGGCGACTCTGCACTCCTCGTTACGGGCGGCGCAGTAGCTTCTGGTACTTCTGGTAACGTTCGTCTGGCTGGCGCAGCGGCTCCGTTCCGCGTACTCCAGCTGGTTCCTGATACCGCGGTATCAGTCGCAGCAGTAGCCTCTACTTCTGGTTCTAGCACCACTGTTACCCTGACTGCAGCTAACTCTGCAATTCAGCCCGGTATGCAGCTGATCGCACCGACCGGTACGGGCTCTCTGGCGGGTAACTTCATCAGTGTTGTCACTGTAAGTGGAACCACGGTCACCGTGAGCTCTGCTGTTACGCTGGCTTCTGGCACTGCGGTTACCTTTATTGGTTACCCCGAAGTTGTGGTTACTTGGAACAACACGTTCCACAGCTACACCAACTCTGCTGGCGTATAATAGGAGGACTACTTAAATGGCTATTTCACGCGCCCAACTTCTTAAGGAGCTCCTCCCCGGTCTGAACGCTCTGTTCGGTCTGGAGTACGCTCGATACGGTGAAGAACATAAAGAGATCTACGAAACCGAGACCTCTGAGCGTTCATTCGAAGAAGAAACCAAGCTGTCTGGCTTCTCAGCTGCTCCTGTCAAAAACGAAGGTCAGGCGATCTCGTACGACAATGCACAGGAAGCATGGACCGCTCGTTACAACCACGAGACCATCGCCCTCGGCTTCTCCCTCACGGAAGAAGCAATCGAAGATAACCTGTACGACTCTCTGTCTGCACGTTATACGAAGGCTCTGGCTCGTGCCATGGCTTACACCAAGCAGGTTAAGGCCGCAGCTGTTCTGAACAATGGCTTCAATGCCACCTACGTTGGTGGCGATGGTGTGTCTCTGTTCAACTCAGCTCACCCGCTTGTCAACGGTGCTACCAACAGCAACACGCCTTCTACCCCGGCGGATCTTAACGAAACTTCTCTTGAAGCGGCTGTTATCCAGATCTCCCTGTGGACTGACGAACGTGGCCTGCTGATTGCAGCTCGTCCGAAGAAGCTCGTCGTTCCGCCGCAGCTTCAGTTCGTTGCTACCCGCCTGCTCGAAACCGAGCTCCGCGTCGGTACCAACAACAACGACATCAATGCGATCAAGAACAACGGTTCGATCCCGGAAGGTTATACGATTAACCACTTCCTGACCGACGTAAACGCTTGGTTCCTGACCACTGATGTACCGAACGGTCTGAAGCACTTCGAACGTATCGCTCTCCAGAACTCTATGGACGGTGACTTTGATACCGGCAACGTACGGTACAAGAGCCGCGAACGATACAGCTTCGGCTGGTCGGACCCCCTCGGGGTATTCGGCTCTCCGGGAGCTTACTAAGTGTAAAATGGACTGGGAGTTCCCGGTCGGGATCAGGGGGCTTCGGCCCCCTTTTCTTTAGGAGACAATGATGGCTAACCCTTTAGCAGCGCTACAGGCATATTTTCAGAGCAACCCCCAACAAAGCGCGGGTATTGCATCGCTACCGACTACGTCTGCCGCACCGCCTCCGCCAGCGGATACAGGTCCAGATCTTCCTCCGATATGGCAGCAATTTGACGTAAATACGTTGCCTAAGAACTATGTCGAAGACCCAGAAAGTCTACGGTTCCCTATGTATGCTGCAGGAACAGTACCTAAGAATACAGACCCAAAAACAGGGCTAGAAACCCTACCTCTTAGGGACAAGACCAAGATGATGCGTAGCGATACTGGAGAGAACTTGGGTAATCCGTATCTATCCGGGGACCAGATATATGCTATCGCTAGGGGTATGGGGGCAACTAGGCAGCATGGTGTAGCGCAGCTACCGCCGGAACAATTAGCAGGAATGATTCTGCAGGAAGGACGCCCAGACCTAGGCAATAACATTGGGGGTAAACGGGCCAAAAAGCCGGAATACTACGACCCTAACAGTAAAGCGCAGGCCGAAATGTTTGATACGCTGAAATCTAGCGGGCTGCATAGCCATACAGCCTCTTGGCTTACCAAAGCCACAGCTAAGCAACAGTTGGCTGACAGGTTAAAGATCCCGTTCGGAGTCGCATGGAACGGTACCGGTACTAGCAATTATCAGACAGGAGCGCAGTACGGTAGGGAGCTGCAGGCTAACATCAGGGCAGCACAACACCCCAAGAACACCCAACTGCTCGACCTTGTTAAGCAAGGCTATCAAGACGGTTTAAACAACCCTGTAAACGTCAAAAAAGCGGATCTGGAACAAGCGCAATAATCGTCGTTGACACCCGTAATTAAATACCATATAAGGAACCAAGTTCTGGGGATTTTTCCTGTGCCACCACTGACCCAGCAGACGATGCAACGATCGGTACAGGGCTCTTGCATGAGGAGTATTTAAAATGGGTAGAGCTACCTTTTCTGGTCCTATTCTTTCAGGTGACGCTCGGTTTGGGCCGCAGCGCGATGTTGGCTACACTCTGCTTAGCCAAGCTGCTGTATTGGATTTTTCTGTTACGACCCCCGGTTCGCTTAACTACGGCGGTGCTTCTGGTCAGTTCGTAACCTCGCTGAGCAACAGCACGAATTCTCCTAACGTCAACGCATCTGTCATTTCTCCGCAGGCTGGACAGTATTCTGCTAGCCCGACGATTGTGGCTCCGACCGCTGATGCTACCGGCACTAACTACCGCGGAGTCATCTTTTATCTCCCCGTAGGCTCTACGATTGAAGATATCTTCATCGATAACATCGTTCAGCCCACTGACGGTACCCATGCTGTAACCAGCATCCAGCCGTACATTTCCAACACTTTCGCTACCTCTGGCGGCGCATACGCTACCTCGGGTGCTATCACCGGTTCTTCTATTGGCCGCACGTCAGCTACTTTCACCGCCGCTCAGTATGCCAATGCTATTACTACCCTTGCAGACGTACAGAATACGTTCGCACCTAATGTCGTAGAACCTCCGTTCTTCTCTCAAGTAGTAGTTACTCTGGCAATGACGGTATCGAGTCTGACCTCGGTCAACGCAGGTAAGCTGGCAGTTTATGTCCGGTACACTCAGGTAGATCCGAATGTAGGAAGCAGCTCCGCGTACCCCTACGGTAACTTTGACTAACTAATCCCGAGGGGGCTCCGGCCCCCTTTTTCGGACTAACTTAGGAGATTAGTTATGACGATCGTAGTTCCGCAAAATTTAGGGCAACCTATGTCTATCACGCGGGTAGGAAGGCACGAGCCTTTCGAGCTGCAGGTAAGTAGGGGGCAGATCGGCTACCACACTCCAGTGGAGCTTTTTGGGTATAGCACAGCGGTAGGTAGTACGGCGCAAGGCCCTCTTTGGGAAGGTCTTACTCAGTCTGGGGGTAATTACGTTTACCCTTCATCAGCAGCGCAGCTGACTCTTGTCAGTAGTTCAACTTCGGACACGTCCGCACTGCTTGTGCAAGTACAGGGCTTGGATGCCAACTACAATTTGCAATACGAAACTATTGCAATGAACGGCACGACCGGCGTTACCACGGTGGGGTCTTACTTACGTATCAACGGGCTGTACTGCCTGAATGGTAATAACGTAGGGACCATCACCGCTAAAATCAGCACTACGCTGTACGCGCAGATGAATCCCGGTGTTGGGCAGACTCAGATGTCTCTTTACACGGTGCCTAATGGGTATACGTTCTACCTGACCTACGTACAGGCTAACGCCAGCATTGGATTTACGTCAAGCGCGTATATGACATTCGCTGAGTACAACAAGTTTAACCTCCCTGCTACGGACAGCGTAAACGGCTATCCCGTGCCTATAGGTGGCAACACCACGCTTTTGTCACAGTCGCCGTTTGTTCAGATCTTTAATATCCCCTATACCGTACCTGTAGCACATCCAGCTGGCACTGATATTCAGTACCAGATGAAAGCAAGTACGGGTAGTCCATACACGGGCAGCATTTTTGCAGGTGGATATTTGATTGCTAACTCTGTGAGCTAATCATGGCTAAGTCACCCGCATGGCAGCGTAAAGAAGGCAAGTCTGAGAAAGGTGGCTTAAATGCCAAAGGTCGCGCCTCTGCCAAAGCGCAAGGTATGAACCTGAAGCCTCCGGCTCCGAAGCCAAAGACCAAGGAAGACGCAGGCCGGCGTAAGTCATTCTGTGCCCGAATGTCAGGGATGAAGAAAAAGCTGACTTCAAGTAAGACAGCTAATGACCCTAACAGCCGGATCAATAAATCGCTTAGAGCGTGGAATTGCTGATGTCTGACCCATTTGAACACGTAAACGAAGTAGTAAAGCATATAATCGACGCATTATCGCTTGTTACTGTGGTAGGTACTTTGATGGATGCTTTACCCTCTATTGCGGCAGGGTTCTCGATTATCTGGACGATAATTAGAATCTATGAGACCAAGACCATACAGGCTTGGCTCAAGGATGATGACGATGACTAAGCTCGGTGGTCGTACTGACCGCCAGAAAATCAACAAGCCTAAGACCCGGCACGGGGATATGGCCCTTTTCAAAGAAGGTGGTACTGTGAAAGAAAAAGTTAAGCTCTCTGAACCCATGGGTAAAGTAAAGACCGCTGCTCCTAGCCGCGATGGTATTGCTCAGAAAGGCAAGACCAAAGGCAAGCAGATCAAAATGTGCGGCGGCGGCATGGCCAAGAAAAAGTAGGAGCACTACAATGGCTAAAGTAGTTAAAGAAAGTATGGAACCGATGAGCGGCCCGCACATGGTCCGTCATGATGACTTCGTCAGCAAGCATTCTGCTGGTGGCCATAAGCACCATAAAGAGCACTTTAAGCCGCACGGCGCTGGTTTTGAGCACGAGATGGACAAGGTTGTCCGTATGTGCGGCGGCGGCAAGGTAAAGTAATGAGAGCTTCTCGCGGTATGGGTGATATCAACCCATCCAAGATGCCCGGCAAAAAGACTATTAAGCGCAAGGACAACCCTGATTCTGTCGATATGTACAAGAAAGGGGGGTGGATCAAAGGGGCTATTAAAAAGCCCGGCGCTTTACGTAGTGCACTGGGCGTTAAGGAAGGAGAGAAGATCCCTGCTGGTAAACTGGCTAAGGCGGCTAAAGCCCCCGGTAAAATGGGTCAAAGGGCTCGCCTCGCTCAAACTCTTAAGAAATTAGGTAAGTAACATGGCATCTAAGCAGGATATTCTTAGCTTCATCAGCGTCGAAGGTTTTTCTCCGTCTGGGTATGAGGAGAAGATTCTTGATAAGTTCGTAGCATTTCTTGATGCTCCTCCGGTAGTGGCCGAAGCTGACCCCGTAGTGGAAGAGCCCAAGGCTAAGACCAAGAAAGCAGCTGAGCCGGCAGCGGAGTAATCCATGGCTACGTCTGGTACCACCGCGTTCAACCTAGACCTTAACGATCTTTTCGAAGAGGCGTTTGAGCGCTGTGGTAAACAGCTGCGTAGCGGTTATGACTTCCGTACGGCCACAAGGTCCCTAAACCTGCTCACGATTGACTGGGCAAACCGGGGGATCAACCTGTGGACGATCGAACAAGATCAGATCGTCATGAACACGGGGCAGGCTATCTACGCTTTACCTGTCGACACGATCGACATTCTTGACGCTGTGACTCGCCAGTATAACGGTTACACGACGGACCAGATTGATATCAACCTGAGCCGTATCTCTGAATCTACTTACTCTACGATTCCTAACAAGAACGCTTACGGTAGGCCGATTCAAATGTGGGTCAACAGGCAGAGTGGCAACACCGCTGCTATCCCTGCTACGACACTTAATGGGGCGATATCTGCCACAGATACAACGATTACGTTGTCATCAGTTGTGGGCCTTCCTACGACGGGTTTTGTAACTATTGGCACCGAGATCATTGCTTACCAAAACATCCTTGGTAATCAGATCGTCAACGCGTGGCGCGGTCAGGCTAACACTACGGCTGCTAGCCATAATTCAGGGGCTCAAGTGTTCAACACTCAGCTCCCGTGCGTCAATGTATGGCCGACTCCGAATTCTCCGGGTAATCAGTACACGCTGGTCTACTACCGCATGCGCCGCATGCAGGACGCCGGTACCGGTGTGACGACTCAGGATATTCCGTTCAGGTTTATCCCCCCTATGGTGGCTGGAGTTTCGTACTTACTTAGCATGAAGCTTGAAGGCGTTGATCCTAACCGGATTGCAATGTTGAAAGCGGATTACGAAGAGCAGTTCCAAAGGGCTGCTGACGAAGATAGAGAGAAGGCTAATCTCCGTATCGTGCCTAGGGATATGTTCTACTACAGATAGCCATGCCTAATAAATACGCATCTGGCAAATACTCGATCTCCCAATGTGATCGATGTAACTTCCGGTACAAGCTGAAGGATCTAAGGATTCAGACGCTTAAGACTAAGCCATGGCATATTAAGGTCTGTAGGGCGTGTTGGGACCCCGATCATCCCCAGCTCCAGTTGGGTATGTACCCCGTTAATGATCCGCAAGCGGTACGAGATCCTCGCCCTGACGTGAGTTACTACATGTCAGGAACAACCGGGCTTCAAGACAATTTCACGGATGGGATTGTTGAGGATGGGTTTGGATACCCAGCCGGTGGTAGCCGGGTTATCCAGTGGGGGTGGAACCCCGTAGGCGGTGCCAGAGGATTCGATTCTACATTAACCCCTAACAACTTGATCTGTGTAGGACAAGTGGGTACAGTCAACATACAAACTTCCTAGGAGGCCGATATGGCTAAGCACGACGACGTTGCAGAGGATAAGAAATTGATTAAGAAAGCTTTTGGCATGCACGATAAACAGCTGCATGAATCAAAAAAGACCAACCTCAAAGGACTTAAGAAGGGTGGCGTTACCTCTGCTTCCATGAAGAAGTACGGACGTAACCTTGCTCGCGCCAAGAATCAGAGTGGTGGTTAATATGGCTAAGGACAACAAACCGGCAACCGCATACGCGGGTCGTTCCAAAGAAGTTGATATGCAGCGTACTGTCAGCTTTGAACAGTACAGCAATCAGGGTTATCCGGTGGCTGGAGACATGAACTCCAAGTCCCCCTCTTTGGTTGTCAGCATTGGTGCCAACAAGACCAAGAACCTCAATGGTGAAATCACCATGCGGGGCGGCGGGGCGGCTACCAAGGGTACTAAGTGCCGTGGGCCGATGGGTTAAACCATGAATTATGAGACCCTCTATAACAGCATTCAGGCATATACCGAAAATACGGAAGCCCTGTTTGTGTCGAACATTCCTGTTTTTATACAGGAGGCTGAGGCTCGCATATACAACATGGTGCAGATCCCTGCACTACGTAGGAACGTAACAGGTAACGCTACGACAAGTAATCCTTACTTGTCACTGCCGAATGATTATCTGTCGACCTATTCGATGGCTATCATTGACTCTACTGGCGTCTATAGCTACCTGTTGAACAAGGATGTTAATTTCTTGAGGGCAGCTTACCCCGATCCTTCCTACGTTGGGGAGCCTAGATACTACGCGTTGTTTGGTTCGCAGAAGTCTAGCCCGAATGAGCTTAGCCTTATCATGGCCCCCACACCAGATCAGGACTACAGCGTAGAACTCCATTATTTTTATTATCCGCCTACCATCGTACAGGGGCAAATTTCAGCCACTATAGGCCTCGTTGGAGGCACTTTGTACACCGATGGGGTATACCAGAATGTAGCGCTTACAGGTGGGTCTGGAGCTAACGCTACCGCGGATGTCGTTGTTGCTGGGCAGCAAGTAGTATCTTGTGAGTTTAAATTTGGTGGTAACTTCTACGTGGTGGGCGATGTTCTCTCGTGTGCATCATTGGGTTCAACGGGTTCTGGGTTTAGTATTACCGTTAATTCTGTGTCTAATGCTGACGGTACTAGCTGGCTCGGTGATAATTTTGATCCGGTTCTTCTTTATGGGGCGATGAGAGAAGCTATGCTCTTTATGAAACAGGAGCAGGATCTCGTGTCGTACTACGAACAAAAGTTCCAAGAAGCTGTAGGCCAGCTGAACCGCCTCGGCACCGGCCTTGAGCGCGGTGATGCGTACCGCGATGGGCAAGCTAAGATCAAGGTTAATCCATGATTACCCAAGGCCAGACTACGATCTTCAAGAAGAATTGTTTAAGTCGTCTGGAAGACTTTACGGCTACGTCTCCGTACGTTTACAAGATCGCTCTGTATACAGCTAACGCTACGCTGAACAACGCGACAAACGCATACTCTACGGACGGAGAAATCACCGGTACCGGGTACACCGCTGGAGGTAAAACTCTAACCCCTATCGCTCCGGCCTATGACACTACGGCTAATGTAGCCTACGTATCGTTTGCTACGGTGGTTTGGAACCCGGCGTCGTTCACATGCCGCGGTGCTTTGATCTACAACAGCACGACTGGGGCTGCTGTTGCAGTGTTGGATTTCGGTTCAGACAAAACGACAACGAGCACTTTTACAATCAATTTCCCTACGGATGACGCGAGCAACGCGATCATTAGGTTTGCTTAATGAGGTCAGTATGAGTAACGAACTTTCAAATTTTGGCGACCACGCTGTAGCTTCCCTGCAGGCCAACGCGGTTATTCCCGAAGGTATGGGCATCGAAGGTTCTTGGTACGTTGAGTGCCATGACAAGGATGGCAACCTGAAGTGGACTGAAGAATTCCCCAATCTTGTCGTTGCCGCAGGTAAAGAACTCCTGCTCAATACGTTGCTTCGCACCTCGGGAACGTATACTACGGTAGGCCCGTTCTTGGGTCTGACTAAGGTCAGCCTGACCCCGGCAGCGACAGATACTATGACCACGCTGGTTACGACCAATGCGGCTGAATTCATCAACTATACGGTGGGCGGCTCTGCGGTTCGCGGTACGGCGGTGTTTGCTGCGGCAACTTCTACGGGCACCACGCCTTCCAACGTGACTTCATCCACGGCTACGGCTATCACCTACACCATCACGGGCGCGGGCGGTACGGTCTACGGATGCTTCTTGGTTACGGGTACGGGCGCTGTGAACACTCAGAGCTCAACGGCAGGCACTCTGTATTCTGAAGGCAACTTTAGCGTAGCTAAGACTACGACCGCTGGTGATACCGTCAGTTGCACGTACAGCACGAGTGCTACGTCCTAATTTAGGAGCCTCCAATGGCTTTAGTCGTCGCGGATCGCGTCCAAGAAAGTTCGACAACAGCGGGTACGGGAACACTCACCCTATCGGGCGCGGTCACGGGGTACAAAACCTTCAGCACCGGAATCGGTAACGGGAACACCACCTATTACACGATCTTTGATTCCACTGCGAATGTCTGGGAAGTAGGACTCGGCACTGTCGGTGCCGGGACGCTCTCGCGGGATACGGTCCTCTCCAATTCCTCCAATACGACCGCGCTGATTAGCTTCGCTGGTAACACAATCAATGTCTGGTGTGACTATCCTGCCACGCGTTCTGTCATTCAGGATGCAAGTCTTAACGGTACGGCTCCGCAGATCCGGGCTTCTAATGGTTTGCTCGTCAACTCAGCAACGGTAAGCGCCAACTATACGCTGGCTACGGGGGATAATGCTGTTTCTGCAGGTCCGGTTACTATTTCTTCCGGTGTTACGGTCACGGTCAATTCAGGCAGCATTTGGGTGGTGGTGTAATGGCTATAACGCTTGATGGGAATAGTAATGTCAGCCTGCTTTTTAGTTCAGGTGGTAGGGTCACGGGTGACTTTACGAATGCGACATTGCTCAGTCGAGCGATGTTCCAAACCTCCACAGCCAATAGCACCACGGGGATTTACGCACTCCCTAGCGGGACGGCTACGGCAGCATCTTGGCAAGCAACTAACGCGGCTGATCCTACCAACGCAAGCAAAGTTCTAATTGCCACTAACGGCTCGACGGATTGCCAGCTAGTCTCTGGTCGTAACGGTACGGGTACGTACCTGCCTTTGACGTTTTACACCAATGGCTCCGAACAGATGCGCCTCGACTCCTCCGGCAACCTTGGCTTGGGTGTTACGCCGAGTGCTTGGAATTCGGTATATAGGGCATTTGATTTTGGGTCATTAGGAGGTATCGCATCTGCCGCGAATACCGTAGGAATCTATACCAATGTTTATATAGACTCCGCGTTTAACTCCAAATACAAAACCACCAACTACGCAACATCGTATCTTCAGAATTCAAATGGGACAGGCCAACATCAGTGGTTCATAGCGCCTTCGGGTTCCGCTGGCGGAACAATCTCCTTCACTCAGGCGATGACGCTGGATGCGAGTGGGAATTTAACCATATCCGGCGCGACAGCAACAAAAGCATCCGGCACGACATGGGCCAATCCTTCTGATACTCGACTAAAAGACAATCAGCAAAATTACGATAAAGGTTTATCAGAATTGCTACAAATCTCGGTAAAAACATGGGAATTTAACGGCAAAGGAGGAAGTTCACAAGGAGTAAAAGGAATTGGGGTTATTGCTGATGAGGTGGAATCAATTCTTCCCGATTCTGTTGATACATACAGGGCAAAACTAAACGATTTTGATGAGGAAGAAACTGATATTAAGCGTTTTGATGCTTCAGAAGTTATATGGCTTTTGGTCAAATCAGTGCAAGAACTCTCCGCAGAACTCAACGAACTCAAAGCAAAGGTAAACGCATGACGCTCGATGTAACTCTTGAAGAAGCACAGGATATCGTGAAAGTTCTCGCGCAGCTTCCGACTTCATCGGGGGCGTTTCCTTTGTTTGAAAAACTGAGACAGCAGGTTGAAGCTGAAATGAAGGAACAGGAAAATGTCGGGTAACATCAAGCTCAACACCCCCAGCAACGGATCGGTAACGATCTCAACGCCAGATACGGCCTCTGCTGTCACGGTCACTATCCCTGCGGCAACGGACACGGCTACGCTGAATACTCAGGCTCAGACGCTGACGAACAAAACCCTGACTGCCGCAGGCAGCAACACCGTCGAAGCCACATCAGGCCCAACGTCAACGCAATTAGCTGGCAACCGCAACAAGATCATCAACGGCGCGATGGTTATCAACCAAAGGGCCACAGCCGTTACTTCTTCTGGATATACGGTAGATAGATGGGGGTTCAATGCGACACAGAATAGTAAAGCAACAGTTCAGCAAAGCACATCTATTTATCCTGTTGGGTTTACTGCTTCATTGGGGGTAACTTCATCTTCATCATATTCAGTTCTTGCTGGCGATTATTTTGTTCTTAGTCAACCAATAGAAGGTTTAAATTGTTCAGATTTAGCTTGGGGAACTGCCAGCGCTAAAACGGTAACATTATCTTTTCAAGTTTACTCAAGTTTAACGGGTACATTTGGCGGTTCTTTGATGAATAACGCTGGCAATAGGTGTTACCCGTTTAGCTATACAATTGGTTCATCAAATACTTGGACTTCGGTCAGCATAACCATAGCAGGAGATACAACAGGGACATGGGCGACTGACACAAGCACTGGGATTTATGTGTTTTTTGGATTGGGCGCAGGAAGTACCTATAGCGGCACCGCAGGGTCATGGGCTGCTTCAAATTACCGCTCCTCCACCGGCGCAACCAGCGTAGTCGGCACTTCTGGCGCAACTTTCTACATCACAGGCGTCCAGCTAGAAAAAGGCGCTACGGCAACACCGTTTGAGAATCGTCTCTACGGCACTGAATTGGCGTTGTGTCAGAGGTATTATCAGTTTTGTGGCGCGGCCAGCGGTTTTTGGTTCGCAAACAACATATTTTATGCGGTTGGGTCATACCAGACAATGAGATCAACGCCTAGCGTATCTTTACAAGGAAGCAATCTAGTAGATTACGCCTTTGGCTCTCCCGGTCAACCTAGTGGGACTATTGCAATATCCGCTGGGGCTAGTCCCTGTGGGGCAGAGTTTAATATATATTTAAACACTAGCTCAGGCACGACCAATGGGCAGGTAATGACTATTAGAGCTTCTGGAAGTAACAGCGGCATCGCTTTATCGGCGGAGTTATAGAAAATGTATATACAAGCAGTAAATCGGGATGGAAGTATTTCATGCGTCATAAGGCTTGAGGACAAAACAGGAATCCCCTTCGACCCCGCCAACAGCGATTTCCAAACCTTCAAGCGAGAAGTCTCCGAAGGCGTTGAACTCCAAGACCCTGATGGCAACGTGATGACGCAGGAACAGGTTGATGCGTTCCTTAAAACCATTCCGTAGGTAAAGCCATGTCGGTAGTTAAAAGTAACGCCCATCAAGTAGGGCAATCCGTAACGGCGACGAACAACATGACTTGGTATCAACCGGCCACCCCGGATGGCACGGTTCGCTTGGGTGTCGGTAACGCTGGGGCTACGACTGCTGATGTGATTACGGCTTCATCCACGGGCATCGCTGTTCCAAGCATGAGTTCGGCGAATACGTTTGGGTTTAAGAATAGGCTGATTGACGCGGGATTTATCATTAACCAGAGGGGTTATACCTCTGGAACAGCTCTTTCGTCGGGTTCTTACGCCCATGACCGTTGGAAAGCAGGATCTTCTGGGTGTACGTATACCTTCACGCAAGGGTCGAACGGCGTACCTATTACGATCACCATCACAGCCGGAGCGCTACAGCAGGTTATCGAAGGATGCAATGTAGCCGAAGGCGGAACCTATACGCTTTCTTGGCAAGGTACGGCGCAAGCGTCGATCAATGGCGGCGCAGCATCGGCAAGTCCCTTGACGGTCACAGGAGTCACGGCTGGCGCTAACATGACCATCCAGTTTAATACAGGTACGGTTTACGAGCCCCAACTCGAAGTCGGTTCAGCAACAACATCTTTTGACTTCCGCGCTTACGGGACTGAGTTGGCGTTGTGTCAGAGGTATTTTGAGATTGTTGCGGATACTAGTAATTACGCAAATTCGTTCATGATTGCCAGAATGGACGGTGCTGCTAGTGCGTTAGGTGTTTTTCAATTCAGAGTCAATAAGAGAGCAAGTGCATCAATAACAATAAGTGGCTCTGCCACTTTGTATTTCAACAGCACAAGTCAAGTAGTTACAAGTTACGGATCAAGTGCTGGATCTGGCGGTGGGCGACTTCAATTTATGGCACTTAGTGGCGGGGCAATAAATACAGCGGCCCATGCTGATATCGGCAGCTTGTCACTCACTGCCAGCGCGGAGTTATAAGATGTATAAGCAACTTGAGTACAACAACGTCATTGATAGCATATTGCTAGTGGAATTAAACGCCTTCATCCCCTTCGACCCCGCCAACACCGATTACCAGAAATTTAAAACGGATGTAGCCGCAGGGGTGCCCTTGGAGGACACCGAAGGTGTCCTGATGACCCAAGCTGAAGTAGACGCTTTCCTGCAGACGATTCCATGAGCAACATCTACGCTTGGACGATCACCGCGATGGACTGCGTGCCGCAGGTAGACGGCCTGATGAACTATGTGGTGACCAGCCATTGGCTCTGCCAAGGCACGGATGGATCGTATACAGGCTCCGAGGCCAACACGGCAACCTTCGTCATTGATCCAAACAAGCCGGACTATATCCCCTACGACCAGCTCACTGAAGCCGAAGTTGTAGCGTGGACGCAGGCTGCGCTGGGGCCTGATATCATTCAAACTGTGTACGCATCTATCAACGCGCAGATTGAGACACAGGAAAACCCGAACATCATCCAACCGCCCCTACCTTGGAAGCTAGGCTAAATGTTTGGTCGCTACGCCGTATCGCAAGCACCGTTTGCTGGTCAATCGGGGAACTTCTACGCTCTCTCACTTACAGAGAACGTCAACCTTGCGGATACTAAATCGCTCGCGTACACAGCCGTTTTTACGATTACCGAGAATTTTA